TTGAGTTCTTAACACCACCCGTATCGTGTTGTTGTACCTTATCTTTAAAATCGGAATCTTTTAAAAATAAATCTATTGACCTATTTACAAATTTCTGTAAGGTTAAATCCGTTTCTAAAGTTACTTTCTTAAATTCATAGTAATTTCTATCAATTATTTTTACGCTAGTAAGTTTAGTATTTGTGTTGCTACTCATTTTATATATATGTATGTAAATTTTATATCGGTATATAAATTATATATACGGATAGGGTAAAAAATATCGGACAATGTCCGATAAATGTTTGGTGTTGTTATTCCGAAATAGGTGTATCTAACGTATCGTTAATTTCGTCAATTTTTTTAACTAATTGGTCAACTTGTTGTTCCATAAGATTAACTTGTTGTTGAATTTGATTACCACCCTCAGTTAGTTGAATAGTTACTTGTGAATTCCCAATTGGTTGTGGGTTATTCTTTTTTTTGCATCCGCATCCAGCCATAATTTTTGTTTTTTTGTTTTATTTTAGTTTATTATTTTAAATTTATGTTTATAACAGGTTTTTCTTATAGAACCTTTGTAACCATTGTTTAGTTTTACACCTCTTAAACAATTTGAAATTGACATTCTCACATTCCTTGGGATACCTTTAGCGAACCCATACTCAATTAAGTAATTAGCACCGTCAACTAAATTATCAAATATAAAAGTTTCTTCAGTTTTAATATTAGTTAATGAAAATGTGTTAATATTTCCATTTTTACTTAGATTATGTTTTGATAGTTTAACTTTAACTTCGGTGTTATATGTATTTCTCCTAAATTCATTAACGGTTGCTAAATTGTATCCAAAATTACTTTCGTTTGATTTATGGAATGTTATGTAATAATTTTCTTTTTCAATTAATTCAGACTCCAAACAATATTCAACAACCTCAAATATAAAATTATCCCGACCATGTTTGTTAAATGATTTTTGTAGATGTGAGTTATCGTGAATATTTTTTTGTAACATCCAAAAATGTTTGTACTCTCGATTTGAGATAACCACACTACTCCCAATGTAGACCTTATTGGTCAATTTATTGGTTATTTTGTAGATACCGCATCCCATAATTTTAATGTTTTTTTATAAATATTTGTTTTATTGTTTTTTATTACTTACCTTTACCGAAAGATATCAAATAGAAAACAAATAGTAAATGGAAAACAAAATAAAAAATTTACCTGAATTTAAAAAAATGTTAAATAAAATCCACAATATTGATTGTGTTGAGGGTATGAAACAACTACCTGACAGTTGTGTGGACTTAGTGGTAACAAGTTGTCCGTATAATGTTGGTATTTCATATGATGTACACATTGACAACGAACCTATGGATGATTACTTTGAATGGTGTAAAATATGGTTATCTGAAGTTTATAGAACACTAAAGGATGATGGTAGGGTTGCATTAAACATACCATATGAAGTTAATGTTAGAGAACGAGGAGGTAGAGTATTCATCGCATCCGAATTTTGGCAAATAATGAAAGAAATTGGTTTCGGTTTCTTTGGTATTGTAGATTTAGAGGAAGATTCTCCACACCGTTCAAAAACTACGGCTTGGGGTTCTTGGATGTCATCTTCTTCACCTTACATTTACAACCCTAAAGAATGTGTAATTCTCGCATATAAAAAGGACTATAAGAAAAATTCTAAAGGTCTTCCTTTTTGGGATTACACAACAACTCAAGTTGAAGATGAGGAAGGTAAAGTAAAAAATAAAAGAATCTACGAGGATAAAGATAAAAATGAGTTTATGGAACTTGTTTTTGGTCAATGGAAGTACTTTAACGATACCAAATCACTAACTAAAGCAACATATTCTTTGGATATCCCAATGAAAGCAATTAAAATCCTATCATTTAAAAATGATATTATCATGGACCCGTTTTCGGGTAGTGGTACAACATTTTTAGCAAATGAAGTTTTGGGTAATAAAGATAACTTTATTGGTTTTGAACTATCAGAAAACTACACAAACATAGCAATGGGTAGAATCTATGGTCATAGAGATGAAAAAAAACAATTAAAATTGTTTACTGAACCGGGTTCTTAGGTGTACCTAAGTACATATTAACCTTATCCCCAACTTTAAAATCGTTAGCGGTACCCGCTGGAAATTCTATAACATGGTCACCTATACCTGTATATTTTGGTGGTGTCATTCTGTGTCGGTCAACCAATGGACAGTTTAGATGAATACCGTTGATTCTATTTTTATTTACAAATACAATATCTAACGGTATTAGACAATTTTTCATCCAAAATGAATGGTGACCCATTCCCATTTTAAAAACCATACAACCTTCTAATGAAGGTCTACCCATCATACCTTTGGTTATTTCCTCAGTTGTGGATAAGTATTCTGCTGAGTATAGTTTGTTGTTTATTATTACCGACATATTTTAAATAAATATTTTGTCTTTTCGTTTTTTTTTCATATATTTGTCAATATGAGTGAATTTTTATTTGGTGGGGAGTTTGAATACGATGAAAAAGAAGATTTGAACGTATTTGTCAACAATTTAAAACCCGAAGTTTCACACGCCATTCTTGAAATGGCTCTTAATCATGCAAATAAACAGGGTGCTTTTAGTATCTTGGAATCCCATTGCATATATAAATGTTTAGAAAAATTAAAAGACAATGAAAATAAAAAGAATCATATACATAATGATGATATTGACGGGCATTCTAATTGAGAAGTACGGATTACAAACTGATAATGTTGAACTTGAAAAATATTTCGGGTTTGGTATTATCTCATTAGGTTCGTTTAATATCATACTTGATTATTTAAAAAATAAAAAAAATGGATAAAGTACAAGAAAAATGGATAACCGATTTCTTTATTATTAAAAAGAAACATCATTGGTTTTTAATCCCAACACCAGTTTTTTACTACCATAAATATGAGTTTTTAGAAACAGGAGTTTACACACCCTCTTGGGGATTTACTATTAGATGGTTAATATTCATGGCGGGAGTTCAATCACAAAAAGCATATTCAAAAAAGTAATATATGAAAATAAAATTTGAGTACATTTGGTTAGATGGTTGTTTACCTGAACCAAGTCTTAGAAGCAAAATTAAAGTTGTAGATTATAATCCAACAAATACTGGATTAGTCATTAGTGAAATTCCTAATTGGGGATTTGATGGAAGTTCAACAAATCAGGCGGAGGGTAACTTCTCCGATTGTTATTTAAAACCGGTTAGATTTTATAAAAACGAAAACAGTAAAGATGATTACCCAACAGTCTATGTATTGTGTGAGGTACTTGATGGTAATGGTGGAACACACAAATCAAATCAAAGATTCCATTTAGGAAATGAAGATGAAGATTTATGGATTGGATTTGAACAAGAATATTTTATTCGTTCAGGACATAACCAACCTGTATTGGGTTTTGAAAATGGTGGGATGATTGACCCACAAGGAAAATATTATTGTGGTGTTGGTGGTCATGTTGTTGGTAGACTTATTAGTGATGAACATTTAGATATGTGTTTAAACTATGGTATCAATGTTGAAGGAACGAACGCAGAAGTTGCGTTGGGTCAATGGGAATATCAAATATTTTCTAAAGGTAAATTAAAAGGTGCTGACGATTTATGGATGTCTCGTTACTTCTTAAATAAAATTTCTGAAAGATATTCGGTAGCAATTGAGTTACACCCTAAACCAATCACAACAGGAGAATGGAATGGTTCAGGATTACATACAAACTTTTCAAATAAAAAAATGAGAGAAGAAGGTGGAGAAGAGTATTTCACTGCCATCTTTAGAACATTCGATTCAAGAGCAAAAGAACACATTAATAACTATGGTTCGGATAATCATTTAAGATTGACCGGTAAATATGAAACTCAATCTATTGATAAATTCTCATGGGGTATATCAGATAGAGGAGCATCAATAAGAGTACCAAAAACTGTTGGTGAAACATGGAAAGGTTATCTTGAGGATAGAAGACCGGGTTCTAATGCTGACCCATATAAAATTCTTAGAGTTATTTCTGA